CATTAATTCTTTGAGATACCACTGTGCTTTTTCAAGATCCTCTAGTTGGTTCTTGTGATTATATCTCCACACATATTTTAATATATTTCCTTGTAAGTAATACTCGTAGCCCTCAGCTAAGGCAGATTTAATTGCATCAATACATTCTACTTTGCCTTTTCTATAGTGGCTTGGTCTGTTTACGTTATCACTCATCGTCATCCTCCAAGAAATCATTTATGACATCTAGTTTATGCATATTAACAAATATGGGAGTATCTTCGCCTACCCAAGACCCTATTGTGTTGAAGTTAAACCATTCTATAGCTTCCTCTTCATCCCAATTATTATCATTCATGAGTACCATTATACATTTATCATAGTCATATAATGCTACTTGTTTTCTTCCAAAAGCACTTATGGTCGTTCCAATAAATGCCTTTTCATATCCGTCTGCTAGTTTCATTTTATTCCTTTCATAATTTATTAACTTTTATACATTCCCCTAAAACTATATTGTGATAAGGTGGTGCTTCTTTTGCTCGATAGTACAACAACTTAATTTGACATTCTTTTTTTGTTTCAAACTCCCATTCAAACATGTGAGTAAAACATGCTTGTTTCGCCTCTCCATTTGCTATCCAAGCACTACATATTAGTGCCATTGCCTTAAACATACATCACTCCCTATACTGTTACTTTATGTGGTCGCATCGATCTTACTTTTAATTCATTTTCCATTTTGCCTATCAAGCTATCAAGATATCTTATTTGTTTAGATACCGGATGCAAATATTCGTAAGTATCCGCATGCGGATGTTCCTCATCTATCTTTTTTCTATGTATTTTCATTGACAAAACAAACATCTCAATTTCTTTTTTAGCTAACTTAAAATGTGACATATTTTACCTCTCTGTTATTTTTGGCTGCCGGATAAATCGTTGTGTGAAATTATTTTAAAATCATTAATATCAAAGTGGCATACCGGCTCTTGATCTTGCCAATCTTCTCTATCTTTTCTGCCACCTTGTTTTACAGTAAAATCTGAAAACACATCTATCCAGCCGGTTGCATCAGACCAACTAACAATCAAAACTGATTTAGTTCCGGTTACAGATGCTAGTCTTCTAGCTTTCATAATTTTAGATAAAGATATTATGTAAGTTGGAAAATCTTTTATTGATGGTTTTCTGCACTTTACTTCAGCAAATCCCACTAAAGTATCATTTCTATACATTGCATAATCTAATTTGTAATCTAGTGGCAGTTTAGAATAAGACACATCCCACAATCGTGACATGTGTCTTAAAACGTTTTTTTCTTGTCTGAGGTTATCTTGAGATTCGTATTTTATCCTAGCCATAACTTTACGTAACTTTTTGATCCCTCTGACTTTCAAGCCATTCTCGAACCTCTTTCTTGCTCCAAAGGTTCTTTTTCCTTTGTTGTGTGTTCATCAATGGAAAAGGCTTAGGAAAACCAAGTTCCTCATTTCTTATAATTTTGTAAAGAGTTGGCTTTGTTATCGCAAGCATTTTAGCCAAGCCTTGAAGAGTTAAATACTCTTCAGACATAACCTCATCTTCATTATGTTTGTTTGATGACATCATCCTCTCCTTGCTCCGGAGTGCCATCGTCATTTATCTTGACCATAACAACCATGTAACGAGATCCAACCCAATCTTTGTGCAATTTAGCCGGAACATCGTTTGGATGTATTGTTAGTTTAATATTTGTTCCATTCTTGTCTTGCATCATTGAGGTTTTAACAGCCTCAAAACTGACGTTAGGAACACTTGATTGTGGTTTATTGTCTTCCATTATTTTCTCCCTTAATTAAATTTCAAAATCTTCTTTGCCTTTTGGCTCTTTTGGCTTAGGTCTAGGTATATCCTTTAACTCCTTTGGCTCATAAACATTTCCTCTTACAGAAAGAAATGAAACTCCGGTTCTGTTACTATACTTCTTCCAACCAACCATGCTAAATATAGGCTTTTCAATGCCCTCTTTCATTTGACCATAGAGGTCTATTATAACCTCATGTGACAATTCAAACTGACCGGTATAGTCCGGAGACTTTTCAGTTCTTTTTTCCTTGGTTGCAAATAAAGTTCCACTTGGTGGGTAGTTATTTTGTTCACTCATTTACTTCTCCTTTTGCTTTAGTTTTGAGTTCTTCTGCTCTTTTCATAAATAAATCCTTAACCTCTTGATAGGCTTTCTCATCAAATTCTTTTAACTGTATTAATGCCTCTTTATTAACATCTTTAAATCTTCTGAGTTTATCTATGTCTTCGTTTGGCATAAAAGTTTTAAAAACTTCTTTAATTATGTTCGCCCCTTGGTCGGCAGGAATGGTTTCTACCTTGTCACTTTCAATGTCTTTTACATCTATAAGTGGCTGTCTAGGTGGCTTTCGTTTTTCTTCAACGACTTCTTTAGATCCATTATCCATAGTGCCACCTTTGATTTCTTGAGGTCTTGCCTCTTTAAAAGCATCAGCCTCGTCTTCTGCATAAACATCCCCATGAAGACCCACAAGTTTTAGTATCACTCTATCTTTGGCTCTCTTTTCAGCCATCGCATAGGGATAGCTGTTTTTATTATTTGATGGGGATGCCTCTCCTATAGACCATTCTGACTTGTCTCCCATAGTTCCGGTGACCAACAAACTGACCACCTTTTTCTCTGAGTTACATTCTAATACTGTAGGTTCTTTAAAAGATATTTTTTTGTGAACAGCAACTTTTTCTAATGCCTTATGTAAAAGAACGTAAGTTCCATGACAATTCCATCCGGCTTCTTTTGATGTCATTCCTATGTCTTTTAAAGTTTCAGCAACTTTATCCGGTATATCACTTTTCATTTTTTGCCTCTTTTTCTGCTAATTTAGTTGGAAAGATTTCTGTGGTGTGACCATCATGATGTCTTGTTCCAATGTAATTTCTTTCAAATGTTGATTTCTTTATCGCACCATCAATCTTTTCGTATGTTATCAACTCTTGTTTGATAATATTCTCTTGATTAGATGGAAAGAAACTGTCATCCAAAATCTCATTTAACTTGCACAAACCATTCGTTGGCAAGTAACATAAATCTACTTTATCGCTCATGTTACATACCAAATGTTTTATCTACGAATTTTAAATATTTTTTTACTAAATACTCATACCATCTAACTAAAAAGAACCTTTGAATAGGCTTCCCTTTATTAGTTGCCTCGTTTATGTGGGCATTTAATCCAACCTTTACTTTGCCACTAGACTTAACATAAGCCTCGTTCTGTGGTGTATTAGGATCATCTGCAACAAAGTGACCTTTCTTGTTTCTTGCCCTTTTCATTTTTTCTTTTTCAAGTGTTTCCATTAACTTTTTTGTTTTTTTATCTGCCATCTTTTTCTCCTTTGTATTGATTGCAAAAATCAGCAACTGAACAATAGTTGCCACATCGAGTGTGTTCTCCACATCGAAACTCTATTTCTAAATCTGTTTTCTTGATATATGCTGTGTCAGTTTCATTATGCCAATTGATGTACTTTTCAGCCTCATGCTCACTTTCCAAAACTCTGATGGCTCTTTTCTGACCTTTTTTCTTTACTGCCCACGTATCATTCTTTTTCCATCTTTCTTCGTCAGTACAAAGAGGAAGATCTTTTAATAAATCGTAACTCATCTGAGCATCTTGATGTAAATGTAATCTTTCAGAGACATATTGATGAGCAATCTCAGCATCCCAAAGTGGTATGTCTACAAATACGATTGGTGCTTGTGGATAATTTTCTTTTTTCTCAGCATCTCTTCTGTTCCAATCTCTTAAAATTGCACATATTTTTAGAGATCCAACTGACTTACCAATGTTTTCTTTCTTTTGCCTATAGAGCCAAGCATAACAATTAAGCTGTCTTTCCCATTCTATTTTTCCATAAATTACTGACCAAACTGATGTAACCTTGTAATCTATTATTGATGCAACATTGTCAGTTATTTCTTGCCTATCTAAAGCACCGGACAAAATCCATCCATTTAACTCTGCAAATATTCTTTCTTCATTTATAATATTTTTAGATGAATTAGATTGTTCTAATACTGAATGTACAGCAGTTCCAAACAATGCCCAAACCATATCCACAGCATCAACTTCTATTTGATCTTGATAAACATCTTTCATAATCCTAACTCTAGGACTATCAATTAGTGATGTTACAGATATATCAGCTTTGCCTTTACTGTATTTGTCGTTTATGGCAAAATCGACAAATGGTTGTGGCATACCAAACTTATTGGTAATCTTCATGTCATTCTCCTATTCATGCATTTTTAAATATAAGTATAGGTAAAATAATGTCAATAGAAATAAATAAAAGTATAAATTTTGTTATACATGGAGAACCTGCATCCAAGGCAAATTCAAGAAAAATAGTAAATTTTGGAAAAAGATTTGGAGTTATTAAATCTGATAAAGCTAGAAATTATGAAAAAATATTTGCACAACAATGCCCACAATTAGAAAATCTTATTGAAACTGACGTAAAAGTAGAGTTAATTATATATTATGCATCTAGAAGACCGGATCTAGATGAGAGTGTTGTTCTAGATTGTATGCAAGGAAAGATCTATGTTAATGACAGACAAGTCAAACAAAAGCATGTTTATTGGGGTTTGGATAGAACCACACCACGAACTCACATCAGAGTCTCGCCTTTGGAAACATGTGATGTGCCAAGCGATTTCTGATAGTTATTTAGGTAGTCATAAAGAAAAACTTGCTGTAGGCAAGTGGTTAAAATCTGATGATTTTAGTATGGTATGCGATTTAGGGTCATTAAATGCTGAAGAAATGTCAAAATTAGTAAAAGAAATTTTAATGAGCAAACCGGTCGTTGCAAGATATTTAGGGGAGAGATTGAGAAGAGTTATTCAAAACAAAATTGTCAGTATATAATATATATATATATATTAACTGTTATATAAACTTGTATAGAATATTTATATATATTAAAGGAGGTGGCAGTAATGTAAGAAAGGAAACAAAAAACATTACTGCCTCGTTATGCGTAATTATATTATATTACATACTTGTGCAATTTGAAAATTTTATTTGAAAAAAATTTTTTTTGTTGACGATTTCTTTATTTTAAAATAATGATGAAAGGTATAGCAAGGAGATGAATATGGAGATGAGGCACTCAATTAGAAGTGTTGCCCTAAAATTAGGTGGTGGTCAACACAAGGCAATCTGCCCATTTTGCTCACATACAAGAAAAAAGAAAGATCAGAAAACATTGTCGCTAAAGATTAGCAATGATGTAATTATGTATTATTGTTGGCATTGTGGAGAAGATGGTGGCATAAAATTTAATGATGAAAATTTAAATCAAATGAGGAGAAAATCTGTGGAAAGTGAAAAAGTTGTAAACATTAATCAATCATTTACTAATAATTTAAACGAGATTGAAGAAAACAATGGCAGTTTACAATACTTATTAAGCAGAGGAATATCCAAAGAAACAGCAACAAAAGCCGGTGTAAAATTTATTAATCATTACATAGGTGCGATTAAAAAAGAGGCTTCTTGTTTAGTTTTTCCATATCAAGACACAAAGGGGTCTTATCATTTTGCCAAGATACGATCTTTTCCGGATAAAGGTTTTGCTAGTTATGGTAAGGCAGAAAACTTTTATAACATTGATAATTTAGACAAAGAAGATGAAATAATAATTTGTGAGGGAGAGATGGATTGTTTGTCTCTCATGGAAGTAGGTTGTAACAACAGCATATCAATACCACATGGTGCTGTCATGAAAGTTGTGGATGGTAAAATAGATCCTAAAGAAGATGGCAAATTTAAATTTATTTGGAACTCAAAAGAAAAACTAGATAAATGTAAAAAAATTATAATAGCTATGGACAATGATCAAGCCGGTCAAGCTATGGAAGAAGAGATTGCTAGAAGAGTTGGTAAAGATAAATGTTTTAAAGTTGTCTATCCACAAGATTGCAAGGATGCCAATGAAATTTTAGTAAAACATGGAAAAGAAAAGCTAGAAGAAATAATAAAAAATCCTATCCCTTATCCGGTTTCAGGTCTTTATGATGCTAATCATTTTTATGAACAAGTTGATGAAATATACGAGCATGGAATTGGTAGTGGTCTAAGCACCGGATACAAGAGCATAGATGAAATATACACAGTAGTTGAGGGTCAGCTTACTGTTGTTACCGGACATCCATCATCCGGTAAATCTGAGTTTGTGGATCAAATAATGATCAACATTGCAAAAGACAAAGGATGGAAGTTTGGGGTTTGTTCTTTTGAAAACGAACCACGAATACATATAGCAAAGTTAATTAGTAAATATGTTGGCAAACCTTTCTTTGATGGAATAACACCAAAGGTATCTACACATGATTTAGCTATTGGAAAAAAGTTTGTTTCAGAAAATTTTTGTTTCTTGTATCAAGCAGATGGATCGCTATCCACGTTAGAAAGCATTTTAGAGAGATTAAAAACTGCTGTATTTAGATTTGGTATTCGTGGCTGTGTAATAGATCCCTACAACTACATAGCAAAAGATATCACGACATCTGAAACTGATTGGATATCAGATATGCTTACAAAGTTAAGGGTTTTTGCACAAGCACATGGTATACATATTTGGTTTGTTGCCCATCCTAACAAAATGACAAGACGAGAAGATGGCACAACACCACCACCAAAAGGCTATGATATTGCCGGTTCTGCATCTTTTTTTAGTAAATCAGATGTAGGATTAACAGTTCATAGACCAAGACCAACTAAGAGTAATGTAACTCAAATCATGGTTTGGAAATGTAGATTTTCTTGGGTAGGTCAAATTGGAGAAAGAGAATTAGAGTACGACAAGATAACATCTAGATACGAGGCTTTGTCAAAAACGGAAGATATGTTAAAACCAAAGAAAACTGTTAACAATTATTATGAGCCAAAAGAGTACAAGGACATCAGCTTCTAAAAAAAGTAAAAAAAATTACTCTAAGATACCTATATACGCAGGAAAACATACTGCCAAAGCAGAGTTCAAAGACGATGGAGTGAGGGTCAGAATTGTTGATCAAACGTGCCTAGACACGTTACTTATGGATGATAGTATATCGTTAAATGATTATAAGATTATTGATAAGTTTTATTCTGATTATTGTAGATCTGGATTTGTGGGAGTGAGAGCAACAAATTATAATATAAAAATAGCTACACACGAGCCTTTGAATTTGAAAAAGGCAATATTAAAAAGAAAAGTATTGTTTCTCTGCAATAAAATCGACCGGCAACGAAACAGCATACAAAATATTAAAAAAAATAGTTGAGGATGGCCACATCACGTTACGTGAAATGAATTGGATCAAAAAAAATTTCAGCTTTTTAGCTGAAAAAGTGGAAAAGTTTTATAATTTTTGGGGAAATAGTTGACTAATTTATTGGTGGGATTTATAGATTACATGAGTGTCAACTCATTTTCATGCTATATAAGGGCAATCACTCCTCGATTGCCCTTAATTATTTCAAAACTTTACGTAAAGTTTTCTCTAGATATTTTAGGGGGCATCACGACAAGACTAAAATTTATTATAAATTTGGATCTTGTAGTTTATTCTCATGATCAGCTAGAGGCTTAACGATATCAATCATTTTATCTAATTGCCTCATGTGATCGTAATGGATGCCTTTTTGTTTCTCGATATCATCTCTCAATTTATATATCAAGCTGAGTAATTCAATCATTTCCATAAAGTTTTTTCTCCCATAACTTTATTTGATCTAATAATCCCTCAGCACATTCATTTCTGCCATAAAATATTTGTGGTTCATCGCAAACATTTTCCCAATGTTCTCCACCATCTATACGTTTTTGTATATCTTTATATGACTTGGTTTCTTTTTTGAGCCATTTTTTTATTTTATCGACTAATTGATTTGATAAATCATCTGAATTGTTTCGCATTTTAAAATCCTCTCTGCAAAATATGCCAACATTTAGTAAGGTATAATGCCATTTCTTTGTTGGTCTTGTTATAGTTACTTATCTCAGCATTTACTATGCCCTCGATCTCAAGCATAGCTTTAGCATAAGTTAAGTTTTTTGGTGGAATATCTTTCCACGATTTGATTTTTGTCTTTATATTAGACATATTGTCTCCTTTTTTTTGTTAATTATGACTAATGGCTGTTATATGCCCACACAGAGCATAAAGCCTATTTGGTAGGTATTTGTATAGGGGATGCTAGACCATCCCCTACACGAGGCTCTAAGAGCCTTTTTTTATGTGCTTAAACCTCGCTGATTAACGAATGGAGATTTTATCGTGAACATAGCACATATTTTGTGGCTTTCCATGTATTAGCTGACTATTGCTTTAAAAAGATCAACAGCTTTGCCCATGATGTACATTAAAATAAATAATGGGGGAATGTACATTTAGGGATACATAGCATTTACGTAAATTGTGAATGAGGGAAATAAAATATAAGAAAACCTCACTCACAATTAGGCATCCACTTTTGCCCACATTTAGGAGTGATCTTTCCCCCAATTCTTTTTGATGGATCTTTTCTTTGCCCATAGGATAAAATCTTTCTCTTATTTTATTCGTGAATAACTTTTCATCGTCATCCCCAAATTCTTTTTTTACAGCTTTATAAACTGTCCAATATTCATTCATCATATTATAACATCTAGCTGTATTTAGGAACAATTTTCTATCGTAAATATAATCCATTTTAAACTCCCATAGCATCAAGTAGATTTTTCTGAACTCTGCCACTCATGACATTTTCTGCCCTACGAAAATTAGAGGACACAGAATTAATTGTCTCTGCCGGAGTGTAGATAATATTATTGGTCAGACCAATCTTATGAGCCTCTCCTTGTGGCATAGGCACATTACCACCATAATCATTCTCAACTTTAAGCTGTTCTGATGGTTTGCTTTCATAAGCCAAGCAGTAAAGGTCATGCTCAACGTCAATAATGCCATCGTAACAAGTAACAACGTCAACGACATAAGCATTTAAATTTTGAGACTTAATTTTTTCTGATACCTCAATAGGATTAGCTTTAGCAATAAATGCTGTTTTGCTTTTATATATTGTGGTTGCCAAGCCTTTCATGAATACATTTTTAAACCACGATGGAGTTAAAGTTAATGTATTTTTCTCATCGCTGTTATAGTTCCAATTACCGGCTCTGCCTCTTTCAGCTTTCTCGTAAGAAATTTTCTGTGAGAGTGCATCAACTTTAACAATAATATTGGTTCTTGATTGCTTATCTCTCCACCATTTCTGTGCAAAGCATTGAGATAATGTCTCAAACTTTTTATGAACTGATTGCCCATTAAAAAATCCATGAGTGTATTCACGTTCTTTTCTAAAAACTTTTCGACCATCCACCTTATTAGAATAAATAGAACTTTTATGTTTTTGCTTTCTTCTAATTTGTCTGACAGCCTCAGCACAGCTTGAGATACTTTCTAATCCATGATTATGATAATGATTAGTTCCTCTTGAAAACATCTCGATGAAATTTTTCTCATCGTCAGATAATGGATTAGCTGAACCACTTGTAGCTAAATAAGTGGCACTACTCTTTTTTAATTGGACTAATTGATTTTGATTAAATCCAAAACTTTT